CCTTTATCGAAAATCGTCTGTGTTAGATGTCACATAACATATAGCACAGATTATGTCAACCAACACCCATCCGGCACTTTTGCCGATTGCCATTAAAACGGCCTGTCGATGATCTCTATGGCGTTGCCAGTGAGGCGGCCACGGATGTAATTTTCCAGACCGGCTAAAGCATCAGGAGCGTCATCGTGAGGCACTTTGCCCGTCCGTGTGTACGTCCAGAGGGCCTTCATGAACCATGCGTACTGGCTGTTTTTCGGGTATCTTGATGGGTGTAGGAAGTAGAAATGCTTAATGATATTGTCGGAAGCAAACTCAATTCGCGTCTGCTTATTCGAGATCGACCGCTTAGTCTTGATGTCGCAGACGAAGGTCTTCTCCTTGAGGATCATTGCGACATCGCGGGCGAAGTACTCACCAGCGGAGTTGCTCTCGAAACAAGCTGACGACACGCTGTTGTCAATAAGTGCGTGTGCGCACTCCGGCTTTGTCACTTCGGGGGGAGCGTCATCATACACGACATACGGAATGTAGACGTCCTCGCCGTAGATATACGCGACAGGCATACAACAGTAGTCCTCGCCCTTTTCCGCAGTGTCAGCGTAGGCCACAACGGCATCAGGCTCTTGCGATACCGGCAGTTCATAGAAGTAATTCATGCGCTGTTTCGGAAACAGAATGCCACGCGCCTCAAATGGCTGCTGCTGAAACTCGCTCTCCCACTGCTCAGGAGACAGCATGTCACGCTGATTACGGAAGAACTGTGTGGTAAATACGCGCTTGCCCTCGCGGATGTACTCGAAATTGGACTCGTCCGTATCAGGGTCCAGGGCGGGTGTTTCCAGGATCCGCATCCGCTTATTCTGCTTGCGCATCTCGTCTTGAAGCTTGCCGATCGGATCATACAGTGAGTATCTCGTGCCGCAGATGATGATTGGCGTACCCTCAATGGCACGACCAATAACGTCACCAGAGATGACTTCCCACTTCCGCTCTAGACGGTTACGGTCACGTGCTTCCTCGCGGCCCTCTACGCAGTCATCGAGGTAAAGAAGGTTCGTAGCTTCAGACAGACCGACCTGACGAGAGTCAATCGAGCGGCACATGATTGTCGGGAAACGCGACTTCTCGTTGAAGTTGATCGTCTTCAGGTCAGCGTTAGTCTGGGCGATGGTCACCATCGGGAAGATGTCGTAATAGTGGTAATCTGACTTTGGATCCAGATATTCCAGGCATCCATTGTAGAATGACTTGATGAGGTCATCACCAGTGCCTTCGGCGAGTGTTGACCGGTCAGGTCTCCGTCCAGACATCATATCGATAAAGTTAATGCCTAGCTGACTGTTATGCGTGGGCACAAAGTATGTTCCAACAAGGTACAGATGCTCGTCATTATCAACGCAGATGCACTGGGCCTCTTCTTCTCCACAAGGCACGATGCTCTTGATGTATCTGTAAAGCTTCTCGCGCTTAGGCTTGTACGCATCTGCCTTACGCGACAGCCTGAACGGATTGAGCAATGACGGAAAGCAGATTTGAATGCGGTAGTTCGTGCGCGTCTGGATATATTTTCCATTCTTCTTATATCTACCCATGCGCGACTGACACGAAGCATAGCCGCCAAGAGAGCGGACAATAAACATCACAGCGTCACGTAATTGCGGCGATGTGGTTGAATATTCGATGCATTTTGACTGTGCGTAGCCGTCAGTGTCAAGCAAGCCCCGCAGCAGTTCCAGGCGCGTCTCAGAAGTGTTGAAGATGTACTCGTCAGGAATATGCTTCTCGTAGGAGCGCTTGCCAAGCAGTCCGTAATGCTCCAGTGCCTCCGCAGTGGCACACTTCATCGGATGACCGCCAGCGTCTCTCTTCAACACATTTGACTTGATCTTCCAGCAGTGCTTCTTCGTGGGATAGCGTTCGATGACGTCGTCTTCTGGCAGATGAAGGGCCGCATATGCGAGGATCTCCGTGTCAGGAGTCGTGATATTCACTGTACTTTCCGTAAGACAACCATCGCCGAGGAGAACACCGAGAACGTATGGATGGATCAGCACGTCCTGATAAAGAAACTCGGCTGGTTCGCAATACTCCACTGAGAAGAGATTGTGCTCACTACGACCTTTGCCACCGCGCAGTCCGTGCTTCATGATGTCGCCAGTGGACATGACTCTTTCGGAATATCCGCACTTGCCGGATGGTGAATGAACGTTATGGAAACGCACCTTCCAGAGATGATCCGCACAGGTCTTCACTATAGCGCCATCTGTAAAGCGCACTTCATAAACAGGTACCTTGCCTTGCGGAAAAACACCTGTCACCGTCGTGTCATAGCCATCTCTCGCCATGACTTGGTCGCCCACACGAATATCACCCATGCGCTTAAATCCATACGGAGTCGGAATAGGCGTATCCAGAGTAACAGCCTTACCTGCTCTTTTCGGCATGGAGATCGACAGAAAGTCTAGTTTTCCGTCAATGATTTCCTGATACGCATCCACATACCGCCTCAAATAATGACGGCGCGGAAGGTAAAACTGCTTGTAGTGCGGCTTTCCGTACTCTACACACTGGAGGTAGTCATCGAAGTAGTACGGAGCGCCAAACAAGAGGTATGTGTATTTCAGATTGTCCAGATTGAGGAGCATGCCCTTATCATTCTCCGCAGCATAGCCGAAGAGACGGTCAAGCGGGTCATAGAGGTCGTGTATCCACTTGTGCGCGGTCTCCGTGTCATCAGGGCACTCATCAGCGTACTGCTTAGCCATGGACAGCATGTCCTGATACGGAACCGTGTCGTGCGGATTCCGTAAAATGGATGACAGTATTCCTTTGTGCAGTTGCTCGTAATTCATAGTCGCCTCTCATAAAAAAAGAGACGGATTCCGTATAAGGAACCAGTCTCAATAGACTCATGGCGGCACTCCCGCCAAGTACAATATTCAGGTATAAATTAAGAGGCGGCATACACCGCCCCTTAACCAATAAGGAGATACAAACAATCGAGAAAAGAAAGGTCGTCGCAGAAAATGGATACCAGGTGAGGTCGGCATGACCTCTATCAGGGACGACAGGCTCCGCTCCTGTAACCGTCTGGTTCAAAGCCAGATGTTCTACTTGTTGAACTACGCCCCCTAAGCGCGGCAGTGTGCACGGCGAGGAACCCGAAAGACTCGTCACTGCCGCTATGAAATTATAGGATGAGCATACTCATGGAGGAATCATCAATGCTCAAACGCATATGACGGAGTCGAACCGTCAGAGGCTGCAACCTCAACCGATCATGCGTACTCTTATGGCAGAAAGGTGGATCAGGAGAAAGCAATGAAAAAAAGAATCTGGATGTTTCTACAGGTCGAGTATAGCACAGCCATTCCGTAAAGGCAGTTAAGCGGAGGAGGAATCGATAAAGGTCTTGAGCATAAATATACCCCCGGAGGGTATCCGAGGGTAGATTGGCTTTATGCAGTTCGCTTGAGAATGCGGTACCAGGTGGAGCGGGACACGCCAAGTTCCTTCCAGCACTCGGAAGCCGGTCTTCCACTAGCCTTGAGCGATTCGAATAATTCGTGATCGTATTCCGCAAACGGATGGCCTTCGTGGAAATCAGGATCCTGTCTACGGATCTCCTTGCCTTCGGTGGTTCTCTGCACAATCATGTTGCGCTCAAACTCAGCGAAAGCAAGCATAACCTGCAGCATCAGTTTTCCTGTAGGTGTGTTGTTGAACACCCCCATATTGAGGATGTTGAGGGTGCATCCACGCTCCACAAAGGACTCGACCAGTTCAATTCCGTGCTTGGTAGATCTGGCTATGCGGTCAAGCTTCGTGATGATGACCGTGTCGCCTTCCTTAACCTGAGCCATCAGCTTGTCCATCTCTGGACGGTGAAGCTTGGTGCCAGTATATGACTCACGGAAGATCACCTGGGCACCGGCAGCCTTCAATTCGCGTACCTGATATTCGAGTGAATTGCCATCCTTGGCCTGACCAAGGGTGCTGACACGAGCGTAGCCGTAGATCATTTCTTTCCATCCTCCTCATCAACTACCCACTCAAGGAGCGGGTCTGACTTACAACGGATAACGACTTCGCAATCCATCGCATTGACCATCCTGATGAAATTATCAGCGTAGAAGGACTTTCTCGTTTTACCAAGGATCATTGCTATTGCCGACTGACTTCCGTACTCGCACAGTTCAGCAAGCTTTGTCTGGGTGATGCCAAGGGTCTTCATAACATTTTTGATTGCTCTCTTAGGTGTCATATGTTGTACCTCCCTGTTTGATGAGTCAATAATATCACTAAGTAGTTGTAATTACAATCATTTTAACACGCTATGATGCCATTCTGAGCGCCCACCCAAAAATGCGCATAGTAGGAAAATATTCGCGCAACCCCCATTCAACGTTTCCTGCGCGTGTGCGCGTACGCGCGTATATATAATATAATATAATATATAATAGCCTTTTTTATTTTCTGCGGCATTTTAAAATCGCCGTACTGGAATTTTTCCGTGTCAGTTTTCTTATCAGCCTGGTGCAGTACTGATCAGCCGTATATCAGCCGTACTCATTCCGCTAGTAGTATTACTCCCGCCGTAATCTTATCCATCAAAACCGTAATAATAATACTGTCAGCCGCCCTTTTTATTTTTTGCGGTATAAGAGGGGGTTATCCCGCGCCTCAGTTAGCCTTGTCTAATCCCCCGCCGCCTTTATCGCCTGGGCTCGCACTCAGACCCGTACCAACGCACAAACGCTCACTTTTTGCCCGCCCGTATACCCCGCCAGGCGCTTTTTACCCTTTTTTAGGATCATACATTGCGCACGGGGTGCACGGGCCTTATCTCATAATTCAAAAAAAGCGGGAATTGTGCAATATGCCAAAAGGACCAGGCGCCAGCAGAATGACAAAATATTGATAAAAAGCGCAAAATAATGATAATTTACGGTGGCCCATGTTTGTGATGTTTAACTTGCGCACTTCCCGCGACACGCCCGCCCACACTAGCATATACGCCCGCCCGGACCATAACGGCAGCAGCACCAACGCCGATATGATCAGACGCGACGCGCGCACGCGTTTTGAGTAGTTGCTCATATTGTAACGGATTAGTGATATAATACTTGCTATTGTAACGGGTTAGTGATATAGTAAAACCATCTTAAGAAGGCGCCCACGAAACGGCCGCACAACACAAGAAAAGGGGGATCATACAATGAAAAAAAATAATCAGATGGCAAGCACGGCATGGACAAATAACGAAAATGGTTCATTTACCATTGAGTATAAGAACCATATTGATGGCACGTCTTATAAAAAGACGTATAAAACTGAAAAGGGCGCTAAAATAGCCGAAACACGGTTTTTAAATCGCGTGGCCCGTATGTATAAGCGTGGCGTGATGGTAGCCGGTAGAATGTATGAACTTAGAAATTCCATTTATACGGTTAACGCAAGTCCGGTTATTGTTTCGGATAATATGACCGGGAAAATGGATGGAATACCGTCAATTTCCACAAGCTGTTTAGAAAATATTTTTTGCAAAAACCGCCGCTTAGATGGTAATTCCATTTGTGCCCGCTGTTTTGCGGCGGCCACGCTGGCAAAAAGGGAAAACGTTTCAGAAAACGTTGAGATAAATTACCATTTACTTACAAGTGAAGTATTACCAGTTGATTTGCTGCCGAAATTCCATAAAGGCGTTGAGATTGCCAGAATTGAAAGTTTTGGAGACGTTGAAAATGAAATTCAGGCAATCAATTATATTAACATTATCAAAAACAATCCCCATGTGATTTTTGGATGGTGGACAAAAAATGTTTCAATCGTCCATAAAGCACTTGAAAAGGTGGGAAAGCCTGAAAATGTTGTTTTAATTCAATCCGCCTGTTTTATTAACCGGCCCGAAATTATAAAAAGTATTTATTTCAATAAAGTATTCACTGTTTATGATCCAGCTTATATTAAAGCCCACAATATCACCATTAATTGTGGCGCAAGGGATTGTAATTCGTGCCGTCGCTGCTATGACACGGCAAATACTGAAAAGGAAGTAAATGAGGTATTAAAATGAAAACAGCACTCAAATACAAAAACCCCCGCTTTACGGCGGGGGAAATAAGGCGAAAAACGCGGGCATGGTGGGATACATCCCCACGCGTGATGGTAAAGGTGGCAAGATATGAAAAATGAGTTTTTCACGGACGTTTTATCACGTCCACATGTATTAATAGCCGGCGCGACGGGTACCGGTAAATCCGTCCTCATCAATGGATTGATTTGCCAGCTTATAAGCGAATATGATCATACGGAAATAGGATTGATATTGATTGACCCTAAAAAGGTGGAGTTAATCGAATATGCCGATACTCCACACTGTATACGGTATGAGTCCGACGTTCAAGGCATGATAGCCGCGTTAGAATACGCTGTAAAGGTTATCGAAAAACGCCTTGACACAATGCAATCGGCCCGCTGTAAACAGTGGCACGGCAAATCCATTTACGTCATTATTGACGAACTTGCGGACCTTATGACCGTTGACAAAAAAGCTGTAACACCATTGTTACAGCGTATTGTGCAAGTCGGACGAGCGGCCGCCGTGCACGCTATTATGGCCACACAATGCTGCTTAGCAAGTGTGGCGGTACCAACGCCCATAAAATGCAATGTAGATACTAGAATCGCGCTACGTATGGCATGCGCACGGGATTCAAGGAATATCTTAGATTGCACGGGCGCAGAAAAGTTACCGCCACGCGGCGAGTGTTTATATAAGCGTGGTATCGACCTAACACGGGAAACGATACCATACATTGATGATAGCGCACGCGCCGCGATTATACGCGCAGCTATGGAATGAAAAGGGGGCAAATTATGAGGACTTTTTGGAATAATAGCAAATATAACACTCGCACACTTGCGGGGATGACATATTCCGAGGCAATCGCGGCGGGTTATCACGTCGCGGATACAGTCACCGAGGCGGGTTATATATCCCGCAAAATGGACGTGGGGGCGGGCGACGTGTACATTGCGGGCGGACGTCGTAAAGGCCAGCTTTACGCGCTCATGCCAAATTGGAATAGCACACGGTTTTACTATAGAGTGTATCTAACCAAATAAGCAGCATACGACGGCGGGCCCATAGTGGCCCGTCTTTTTTTGTGCCCGTATATGATCATACATAACGCCAGGGCCACGCCCACGCGCTACAATGCATTCTAAGGCCCCTAGAACGCGCTACAATCGATTTTACGCGCTTTATGGTACTAGTGGCCATATAAGGTCATAAAACACAATACAGACGCTTTACGGGGCCCACACGGGCGCATGCCGTATAAAGGCCCCACACGGCCCCACACGGCCCGCAAGGCGTGCGAGGCTATACAAGTACCATCGACGTGTTAAAACGCGCCACGCGCGATTGTAGGGGCCTATATGAGCGCGTCACGAATACGGGCCCACACGTCCATACACGCCCACATTGACGGCGGGCGGCCGGTTACCATCCCACGCGGGCACGGCATGCGATACCAGGCGCGCGCGTTTTACTGTATTCCTATCAATTTACTAGGATTGCGTGTATATGTATTCCCTGGTCAGCTTTTTACAATCTCGCACGGGCATGAAAAAACCCGCGAGGAATATTCCACGCGGGCACACTTGTTATATATCACCTATCACACCTAATTCGATACTGCGATATCGATATCGGAATATCGAATCCCGGACCTGGCAACGACGCCAGCCCCAGGCGGGCCGTCAGGAGAGATCAGAATCATCATCGTTAGCCTCGTCTAACGCGCCGGGCAGAAATCCGCTCGGCTGCTGGTCGATAATCATGCTTTCTGCGGCTTTCTGATCAGCGTATCGTTCTGCGATTTTTGCGATGTCCTCGGCAGTTCCGATTGACGGTGCTGCGATGTGTTCGACAGTGTCGCGCATTCCGTCATAGTTCTTCTGCCAGAAGATCCCGATGGCCGGATGCATTTTTCCGTCGGACATCAGGCATTCGCGGTAACCTGAACAGTAATCCTGTACTTGCTGGATGAACTCTGCTCTCTCAGGATGGCGCGCGTCACGAGAGAACAGACTTGCGTCAACGCGCGTGATTCCCATGGCCGCATAAGCGTTAAGGTTTGAGACTTTGAAGTCATACTGCGCGCACATATCGAGGTAGTGTTCGAATCTGGCGCGGAGAGCATCCACATCGGTTTTGTCGATCTTTCCCTGAGGCCGGATGGCGCGGAGAAATTCAACTGCGCGCGCATTGTATCCCGGCTCGACCTCAGGATAGACAGATTTGCTACCGCTTGGCTTGCCTTTTCTGGAAGATCCCCCCCTGGTCATGATTTACCCCTTTCGTTTTTTGCTACCTTGCGTTTTCCCCGTCCCCCCTTCGTGGTTTCCGTAGAATTGTTCACAGCGTTGTCCACATCAGGCTGGATCTGGATAGTGACTGAGGCTTTCTGCGCAGCTTCTTTCTGTTCGCGAGTAAAGCGCTCTACGTAGGACTCGGATGATACCTTCACGTCCATCTTATGTCTCCTTTCAA